CTTTTTCTTCTTTCCGCCTCTCATATTCTTTGGCATAATATTCTCCTTAAATTAATTCCCATCCTGTTCCATTCCAACGAAACGGATGATATTCTATAATACAATGAACCTCATCAATGTATTCAAAATCTTTACTGGGTTCTATTTCTGTTTGTAACATTTCTAAATGTGTAGACACACTTAGATCTATATCAGTATCATTACCTTGTCCCATATACTGTTTTGTTTCTTTATCTAACCAATACACAAACATTATACTGCTCCTGTTCCAACTGGTTGCAATGCGTAAGTAAATTGCACATTACTACTTACCAAAGTTGTGTTTGCACGGCATCTAAATATATCTAATCTGTTTCTTGACCCGTTACCACAATAGAATAAGTCATTTTGTCCATATGCACCTGCTAACATAGTTGGATCACCACTTATAGAAGTAGTGTGAGTAGACATTGTGTTTGCTTTACCATTCCACTCATAATAAGTGTTTGGTTTATATGGTAAAATCATTACATTGCCATTTGGTATTGTATGTGCACCAAATGTATATGGTGTTCCGCCTGAGGTGTTAAATGTTATGCCATAATCTGCTGGAGCAAGTGTGCTTACTGTATCGGTTGATGTATCAATATGTAAAAAGTTAGTAGCATTGTGACTTGCGGCTATAACATTACCTGTATTGTCTGTTGTGGCCTGTTTATACTTACTGCTTATACCGGATGCAATGCTGGTCATTGTGTTAGCAACTGGATCATATTTGTAAACGTTCGTAGCGGCTTCTGGAATAACATATACATTACCATTTGGTGCTAGTGTAAAACCACCAAATCCATTTGCTGTGCCACTAGCAGTTCCTACTTGACTAACTGTGGTTGTTCCAGGCGTATATCTAATCATTTTTAAATTATCTTGTGGTAAACATAATATATCGCCATCTGGTAATGTTAATGCACCATAATACTTAGGTAAACCACTAGGTCCTCCTGTTGGTGTATGAACAGTCATTGTGTCAGCAACCGGATCAAATTCACCTATTTCATTTGCTGAATTACGAGGTGCTAAGAATATATTTCCATTCAATCCTAATGTCGAACCTTGAAATTTGTCATTGGCGGCTGTAGTTGTCATATTACTCACAACATTACTTAATGTGTTAATTTTTTGAAAGTTACTGCCTAGACTGGTAAGTCTTAATGGCATGTAAATATTACCATCGGGTGCGGCACATAATGTATAACCTGTTAAAGCAACTGCTGGTGTTTGGTTACTGGTAATTTCAGTTGGTGCTGTTGCACTCATTGAATCTAATGTGTGCAGATATTGTGCTTCAGTAGGTTGTGTAGGATAATCAGGTATGAATGTTGCTCCTGGTATTGCACTTGCAAATTGAAATCCTAATCTAGCACTAAAAGGCATCGGTCAGTCCTATGCGTATGCTTTACTTAAGGTTGCTAGATAGTCTGTGCCATCATATACAACATTAATTACATCTATACTAGCCGGCGCTGTTGATAGTGTTTTATCACCACCTGCAAATTTAAATGTGCTGGTTAGTGCATGTGAACCTGTTCCATCTTGTATAACTTTGATTGTATAACTACTACCTGTATCTGCATTTGGTATTTGACTTATTGTTATACCACTTGTTGCTGTAAGTGTGAATATACTTGCATTAGCGGCATTAAATCCTGCTAGTGCGGCAATATTACCACTTTGGTTGCCTAGATTAACAACTGTTTCATTAAATTGCTGTAAGACGGTCTTAGCAGGCGTAAGAGTGCCTGTTACTACTGCGTTCTGAGTGTTAAATTCACTGTTAGTGTCTTTAAATGTTGAATGCAATACACCATTGTTATATATTTTAAGATCCTCTGAACTTTGATCAAGTGCTAATTCCCATTCTCTTGCTGATGTTCCTGTAATAGTTGCTATTAAATTACCATCACCTGTTCCACTTGGCGAATAAGCATTTGCATCCACAAGTCCTATTGTGGCACCTTCTGCCGGTGTTGTTGTTCCATCAGAACTAGTCCATAATGTTAATAGTCCAGCACCATCTGGACTTCTACCTGAATAGAATGTTCCACCATTTAAGTTAGTGTTACCATCTCCTACTACATTTTCAAATGTAACTGGTGTGCCTACTGGTATATCAGGTAATCCAAAGTCTGCAAATTGCATAACAATAGTATCATCTGTTTCATTACCTTGTTTTAATCCTGTAATACCACTAGAACTAAATGTAGTAAAACCACCATCAGATGGTGTGGCCATAACATCTCTTAATGTTCCTGCAATATATTCTCGGTCTAATGATATTACTAAGTCACCATCTGTCGATGCACCGCCACCACCTTGTGTTACAGTAAATTTACTACCTGTTGACGCACTTACGTTAGCATAATTTACATTTGCCCAAGTATGACCTAATGTAGCATAAGTCTGTGCGGCGTTACCTTGATTACCTTGTAGTGCTGGTGCAAAATGTATTGCTTCATTAGTAGAACCATTGCTACCACTTGCTAATACAACTTGACCATTGCGATAATTTAAGAATATGTCTGCATCATTTGTGCCATTACCATTAGCGGCTAATGACATTTCTAATCTGTTACTTGCGGTCCAATCCTCTGATGCTGTTGCTGAAATATATCCTGCTGGATTAACAGTTGACATCCCATCGCCACCGGTCTGGGTTGTTCCCCAAAACATCATACGGCCTATTTCTTGTGATTTTCTAGGATACTTGTCAAATACATCAGTATTAAGATTACCTGTTGCCGCACTAAAGAACAATCTAGGGCCACCTTTACCTTTACCGCCCGTTGTTGCACCAAATGTGTTATCTGTATGGTTTTTAAATAACATTTGTGGAACAATACTGCTTGATGTTCCTGCATATTCTGTGCCGTAATTAGTTAATCCGTCCCACATAAAGTTGAGACCAAAGTTGGTGAATGTATCACCATCACCTCTGTTACTCATTGTGGTGTTTTCACCAATTGTTAGTCCTATTGGTGCTTTCAATACCTGTCTAGGTGCTTCTAGGCTTGTTCTACCTCTCATTGAAGTAGTTGCCGCTGACAGGTCTATTGTATAATCACTTGCACTACCTATTGAGTAAGTGAAGTCATTTGCTGTTGGTCCTGTTGCTGGATATCCATATGTGTCTTCTACATATAAACGTGCTTTGTTAATTGTGCTAGTGCTTTGTGGAACAGTATATGTAATGTCACCGCCACCTGTGTCAAATGATACTAAACCAAATGCAGTCATTGTTGCAGTTGTAGTTCCTGCGGCATCAGTTGTTAAAGTATAATTAAAATTATCTCCAAATACATCACGTTTTATATAAAGTGTTTGACCATTTATGTTACTTGCACCTGTGCCTGTAACATTAGCAAAGGCTACTGCTGTTCCTACTGGAATACTTGGTGTTCCAGGTAATCCTATTACTATACTATCATTTGTTTCTGGTGAAACAGGTGTTTCCAATGTCTCTACAAATGCAATAATACCAGCATTGGCACCACTATCTATACTTTCAACTTGTGTTCCGTCTGCTACTGCGTCATCTTGTGATAAGAATGACAATATTTGTCCAGTGCTACTGTCATATCCACCGTGCAATATAGAAAATGGACCTTGTGTCGCATCATTTGTGGCATTTGCCGCTGTTACGTTGGCTAATGCCGATTCAGTAAACACTATTGCTGTTGTATTAGCACTTGCTACTCTAGTTCCTTGTGGTAATGGATATTGATCTCCACCACTAGCATAAGCGGCATAATTTTGGTCTGGAATCATGTTTGCAACCATATCACCTGTGAGTGATACATTGTTGTTTGTTCCGTCAATATTTCCACTGCTATTATAAACATTTTTTAGTTCTGTAACACCAGTTAAGGTCATTACATTTGAACCTGCTGTAAATACACCACTAACTGCATAACCATTTAGGTTATTTGTTCCGCTTTGTGCTATGTTGCCTGCACTATCATAAGTGTGATCACTGTTTATAATTACTTCATAACCATCAGATGTTATGTTACCGCTGTTAGTTGAAGTGTTATCTGCACCTAGTAATGCTTTGAATGTGAACTTATCGTTGCCTGCTTCACTAGTTATTTGATTTACATTTGTAAGTGCATTTGCTAGATCAAATTCTGTGTCACTTACGTCAAAATTAGTTGTGCTGTTTACTGCTACTGCTTGGTTTGTGCTACTACCAACAAATAAAGCACCATCATCTAAGTTAGGTGTGGCCGCTGTTCTACCAGCACCCATTATTTCACCGCCACCATTAGATGCATCTATTCTTGTTACTATACCTAAATTCTGTATGAGGTTTGCTTCTGTGCTTGGTGCCACATTTGCGTATCCACCACCTACTGCTACAAATATAGTGTCTCCTACAGTGAAAGAACTTGTATCTACATTTTGTATTCTACCACCTAGTATACCTCTACCAATATCACCTACTGATGTAAGTTCTTCTTGTGCAATAAAATGTGCTGGCATAAGTTCTGCATTACCGGCATCTGCCAATACAACTTCTACTTCACCACTTCCACTGAATCCTGTTGCGTGAACTGGATATCCTTTAGGAATAGTCACTGTGTCAGCATTTTTAAGTGTGACTTCCATACTTTCTGCACGAACATCTGTTAAATCACTACCATCACCTGTAAATGTGCCACCTATAAATGCATTTGCTTGTATAGTATTTGCATTTATAGTTGAAGTATTACCACTTAGGTATGCTTCAACTCTGGCATCTGTATAGTATAAATTAGTGCTACCCTCTGCTAGATCATCTGTGGTGTTACTACTAATGTCTGCTACTATACCTGTAAGAGCACTACCATTACCTAAAATATAATTACCACTTATGTTTGCTGTTGTGGTAATGTTACCTGTAAGGTTAGTCAATGAGCCTGTGTATGCACCTATGGCTGTATTTGCTCTTGCTGTTGTATAATATAAGTTAGTTCCTTCTGCTAAGTCACTTGTTGATTTTGTTCCCAATCTTGTATCGAATCTACTATCTGTATAATATAAGTTAGTTCCTTCTGCTAAGTCACTTGTTGATTTTGTTCCCAATCTTGTATCGAATCTACTATCTGTATAATAAAGATTTGTTGAGCCTTCTGATAATTCATCTGTGTTGTCTGGCACGTCTGCTGGTGTAAATGTAAACACACCCGTTGTATTGTCGTATGCTAATGAACCATTTGCACTTGGGGATGCAGTCGTTGTTGATAAAGAAGTAAGTGCAATTAAGTTAGTTAAATCTGCTGGTGTAAATTGGAAATTACCTGTTGTGGCATTATAACTAAGTGCTCCACCACCTGCATCAGCGGCTGTGCTTACACTGAAATCATCTTTTTTCAGCATGTCATTGAATGTATTGTCTCCATTCATAAATGACCATTTTTCGTCTGTTTCATTCCATCTTAACACAGCATTATATGTGCTTTGTGGTCTATTTGCTATAATTTCCACAGTTGCATCTGTGATTGCGTTAGCATTTAGTGTTATTGTTTGGTCTCTGACGTATAAATCTTCTACATTTCTGTAATTTAAGTTACCTGATACTTCTACATTACCTGTAACATCGACATTACCAATAAATGTATGCGTTTGACTTGGAATTCCGAAAATTAGACTACCAGCACTGAATGTTCCTAGTGTAGATATATTAGCATTACTTGTAAGCAATCCATCTGTATGAATGTTACCAGTTAATTTTTTAGAGCCTGTATATTCGTTTTGCGTTGTAACAAGAAAATTATTAAATGATACGCCGCCTATATGACCTGAATCAGTATCCCAAAGGGTGTCTGTTGTAGGTGAAAGTTGCACATATGGTGGCAAGGACAAGCCGGATGACCCTCGATCAGGTCCAAATTCACCTGAGAAAGAGAAAATTGCCGCTTTGTCTCCTTTACCAGGCATGTTCATTTTACTAGGCAGTGACGCCGAATTTGCTAGTAACAATCTACTTGCATAATGGTTTAAGCCAATCATTTTATACCATGATTCGCCAGTAGTATTACTTTTTCCTGATTGTAATGCATCATCGCCGGCGGTATTTTTAGGAATCATATCACCACCTGTAACCATCGGTTTATAAGTAGCAATCTGATTATTATTGGCCTTTAAAATATAATCGAGCGTGCCGCTGCCAGCAGTAAGCACATTAAATGCCGCGGCAACATTGTTTACTATGTCTGTGTTACCAGAAGGGCCACCGAACACTCTAACAAAATTATTAGTATTAGCATTATCATCACCAAGCACTGATCTATTGTCACCTCTTATATCAATGTTACCTGTTCCTGAAAATATTCCGTCGCCGTTACCATACGCATTTACGGCACTATCTGTAGATCCTATACGGACATCAGATGTATTTGTTAATCCACTAAATTTACTTGATTTTATTGTGTCGTTTGCATCATTTAATGCTAAAGAACCATCAACTACCACTGTATTTGCATTGTGTTGAAGGAAGATATTAGCCTCATGAGGGCCACTAGTTCCTTTTAAGGTTATGTTTGGTCTTGCTGTTTCAGTTATTACTATGTTTCCAGTATTGAGAGCGTCAATACTTAACGTGCCATTAATGGTTGCACTTGTTACTGTTAAATTTGTGCCAACCATATCTGTTATGTTACTTGAACCTGCTATCACAGTATTGCCAGTAAACACATTACCAGATATATTACCTGGTGTGTCTATACTACCTTGATAAGCACCTATAGCCGTGTTTGCTCTATCTGTAGTATAGTATAAATTTGTTGATCCTTCTGCTAAATCATCTGTTGTTTTACCTGAGAATACAGCACTTGAATCTATACTTATAACACCTGTTGATTGATTAAATCCTATAGGTGAAGTGCCAGAAATTACTGATCTTACATCACTATCCTGAGGACCACTTAGGTTAATTACACCTGTTGTGTTATTGTAACTTAGTGTTGCTAATCCGCCTGGAGTGGTTGTGGCACTTATTGCTGTCCTAACATCTACAACATCTGCTTTAGCCGTTGCACTGACTATCACATTGCTTTGTGTTGAAGTAACATCGACATTAGTTGTTGCTGTAACAATATTGGATATAGTTACATTTGTATCAGTATCGGTGACTGAGATGTTACTAGGCGTGCTAGTAACAGTTATGTTAGCAAGATTGCTAGTAAGGGTTATATTAGCCATTATGCCCCCCTTATTCTGTTAGACTTACGAAACCTGGTTCTGCGGAAATATTACTGATTGGCACTTTTCCAACTTCTGGTTCATATCTTTCTATAATTGCCCACCTGTGACTGTCTTTTTGCACTGGTGTATCGTCTGTTTCCCATTGAAAAGAGACAACCGTGCAAACAACGTTTGCCCTTGCATCTGGAATCAAGTTACCTGTATATCTATTCTCTGGTATAGTAAATGATACTAAGCCTGATGATGCTGATGTATTGTTTATGTATGTTCCAGGTGTAATATTTGCAGTATTTGTAAAGTATCCTGATACGTTACTACTTGCAAAGTTAATGTTGCCTGTGACATTGTCATATGCGACTGTATCTAACACCAATGATTGGTAATCTGCTGTGAATGAGTATGCCTCTACATTTGCGTTGAAGTTGTATTGAAATGTTTTTTGTGATCTTGGGAATAATTCAAGGACTTGAACATTATCTGCTCCGCCTAAATATTCTTTAAATGATAGTAATCTACCTGCCATGTTCGTCTCCTAAAGGAACTTGCTATAGTGATAAACCACAATAGCCGTATTCTTATATTTATCTTATTCGGGCAATATTGGCCAAGCAATGTCTTTTATTTCGGTTGCTGTATTGGTTGTTGGCAAATCTCTGAGTGCTTGTCTATATGTTGCCCATTCTGCCTTTTTGGCATCACTCAAAGGTGAGTCTACTCCTTGCGTCCAATCACATGCTTTTAGCCTATATTGTCTACTTAATCTTATGTGTTCGTTAATATCTGGTGCTGTTACTGGTTTATTCTCTATTACATGCGGTGATACATTAACATTAACACAGGTTTTATTTACATCAGTAGCACCTTCGATGTAACTTATATGTGGATTTTTTTCTAATGTTTTTGTTAGACTGTTATCAGTCATATACATGCTGTTTGTTATTTTACCTGTGGCTGTTTCATATAATATTACATGTGGCATTAGAATATATCTCCCTTGTTCAATTTAATCATGTCGTATCTCATATTAGCAAATCCTCTGTCTCCACCTATAGTATCAAGGTCTGTAAATGCTTGTAAAACAACATTACCACTTACAGCACCATCGGCAACTGTTATCTTTTTGTTTGCTTCTAGTGTGCTTATTGAATCTGTAAGTGTTTCAAGACCAAAGAATTCGTTTTGGTTGCTACCATTAGCATATTGTATGTTTACATTTGCAACCATGGCTATGTTTGCTAAACCTATTGCTGGTATTTGACCAATTGGTGTTACGCCTCCTATAAATGAATAATCACCTGCTTCTAATCCTGTTCCTTCTGTAAAGTCTAATTCTCTTACTGGTATAATATCATTGTAAGTAGTGCCAGATACAACAGATACATTGTCTGCTGGTTTATCTTCTACTTGTCCACCTACTGCAATGTTACCTAATGTTTCTTTTGTAATAAAGTTACCGTATAT